GAATTAACATTTAGTCCTTGTAGTGGTAAATTAATTATTTCTAAAGTCTAAGTTCTAAATATATATTTTAATGCCATAATTTTTATTTCCGGCATATTAAATAAATGTGAAGTTTCATAAGGATTATAAGCATATAAATTTATATTACCGTCTTGACCAGTATCTTCAATTAAAGTTATATTAGTCATACCACTAAATGCTGGGTCATTTATAATTTGAGCACTAATTGGAACTATATCAGCTGTAGTCATAAATGCTGCCATAGCAGATGTATGGTTATTTGTTGTCCAATGACTTACATAGTTTTTAGTATCACCACAATAATAATATGTTAAACCATTTTCTTCTCCATAAAAATGATATATTTTAGACCCCTCTTTTGGTTGAAATATTGCAGAATTACAATCGAAAAAATATGGTTGTGAAAGGTAAGTACAATAATCACCAGTAACTATAGAATAATTATAATCCGATTCATATGCACTATAAGCTGTCATTACATCATATGCATTAGTATTATTTGAAAATTTAGTAGAATATGAAGAATTAGAAACCCATTGTATATTGGCAGTATTACCAGGAATATTCGGGCCATTAAAATATTCAACATAATCATTTTTTTCTCTTGAAATCACATATGGAATTTTTAAATTTAAATAACCCATAAATTCATCTTTTATTAGATATAAATTAGTAGTTTCATTTAATGCTTTATATGAAAATTCATTATTACCAATATTTAAATTTTTATCAAAGGTATAAAGTTTAGTTAAACAATTTTCTGTACCAGTATAATTTGCAGCAAAATCTGTTGAATATCCACCTTTAATTTTAACAGCAAATAATCTATTAATATTTTTTAAATTTGGTAAATTTTGAATATAATTTGTCAATCCTTCACCAGATATAATTGCTTCATAACCAAAACTAATATTAGGGTTAGTAGATGATGTACTTACAAATACGTCATTTAAATAAGGTTGTTTTGCATTAATTCTAATATTACTTGTTGCAGATATAGGTGAACCATTTACAGATATTGATGATAAGGTTTTAAGCGGTATTATAGCAGTAGATACTGTTGTTCTATCTTCAAAATATGTATAAATTTGTTTATAAGTATCAGATGACAATGTAGGATTACCTATAAAACTATCTAAGTTTATTTCATAACCCGACCAACATGGAAATGTTAAATCACTCCAATAATGATTTGTATTAAATGAACTTAAAACAGTTCTAAAATTTGTTCTATAATTTTCATTAGCAGAAATATTTTCAGAAAAATTTTGTAGGGTAAAAGTTGAAATATTCATAATATGTCCAGTTGGAACACCAGTATTGGAATTACTTATATTAAAAGAACCTGTTAAATAATTCAATGTAAATGGTAATATAGTTTCATTATCCAAATCTTTACATATAGATTTTAAATCATATCTATTATTTTCATATCCCCAATCAGGTGTACTCTGATTGGGCAAATATGCTGTCATATTTGGTCTATCTTCTGGTGGAAATGGTGTTGCTCTTGCAACAATAGCACAGGGTCCGTTTGAGTTTACTATATTAGCCATGTTATCCTCATACAATAAAATAATGATCAGGTGGAATTATAGTTGGTAATGTAGCAGTTACAACTAAAGTAATTTTATTATCTGCACTAAGTATACTACCAGAAGCATTTGTACTTGCATAAACGAAATTTTTACCTACTAAATCTGACCAATTTACTTCAAGTGATGTACCCATAGTACCACGACTTACACCAGTAAGTGAAATTGTAGTAGTAGAATTACCATAACTCATTTCTATTGATTTACCAGCCATATGTATGTCACCATTACCAGAAATCAAAAACAAATCACTTCTATGTTCATTATCTGTACCATTACCAATAACAAAAGCAACATCAGCAGAAGTTTTATTATTTTGTCCAATAGCCATACCACCGACAATAATATTATTATCACCGAATGCTTGGGCACAATTATATGCTTTATTATATTTACCTTGTGCTATTGAATAAGTATTAGCAGAATTTTCTAAACCTTGAGCAAATGATGCAGAATTAGCTGTATTATTTAGACCATGTGAAAATGCTGTATTTAATGCAGTATTAGAAGTATTTGGTAAATTTATTTCTGAAGCAGTCCATGGAACAAATGCAGATGCCAAATCAGCTGATTTTACCGATATTGTATCGCTTGCAGTTGAAATAAAATCTCCTGCGCTATATGTTGTTCCTTTCGCGCTTATTCCTAAAACATTATTACTATCGGTTATAAATTTTACGCCTGTACCAGCACTTAATGTAAGCGTTGAATTATATGACGATGGTGTATTAATATTACCACCAGCGCTTATTGATGTTAAACCAGTATCTTTTGCATCAATTTTTATAGTATTATTTCCAGTAGCAATAAGCGTTAAATTATTACCTGCAGAAAGTTTAATACCACCTGATAAATCATAAATTCCACTATTACTTGTATTGGAACCATATGCGCTTATTTTCGCACTATTGGAAAAAATATTATATGCATATTGACCAGATTTAGCAGAATTTATTAATGCACTATCTGCTAATATTCCTAATTTATTATTTGTTGTATCAAATGTAATACCATTTCCAGCAGATAAATATAAAGCTGATAAATAAGCGGTATATGGACTTGTTATTCCATTTCCTGCAGCAGTATATGCCGCAGAACTATATATAAATGCACTTGCTCTTGTGTTTGGCATTGCATCAGCAGTAATAGCAGTATTATTTGTAGTTATTATAAATGTATCATTACTGTCTCTTTCACCAAATAAATAATCACCTAATCTAAATTTAAACTCATCAGAACTATTATTTGCATCAAATACAGTATTACTATGTTGTGTACCTGATGGATCTCTATAAAAAGTAACCTTTACTGTTGAAAATGCACTATGTGCAGAATTTAAAAATTTACCACTATTTGCCGTTATATATGCACTCGCAGACGCGCCAGCTTCAGCAGAATTAATTATAGAACTACTGACTGAAATACCAAGTGTATCAGTTGTTGCATTAAATTTGATACCCGTATCAGCAGATAACTTAAAGCTACTTAATGAAATTGCAGAATTATTAGTAATTCCATTTCCAATAGCTGACATTTTTGCAGAAAGCGTAATATCATGATCGTTAATCGCTATACCATTATTACCGCTATATGCAACAGCACCGGCAGTAGCAGCAGTAATTAAATTATCAATATTAATACTTGTAGTAGCACCATTTAATGTAGTTCCTGATATATTAGTATAGCTAGCTTGATTACCTTGTGCTGTTAAAGCGGTTAAGTTTGTGGAACTGATATTATCAAATTTAGCACTATAACCATAAGCTGTTGTAGCACTTAATGTAGTTGCTGATATATTAGTATAATTTGCTTGATTACCTGATGCTGTTAATGCAGTTAAGTTTGTGGAACTGATATTATCAAATTTAGCACTATAACCATAAGCTGTTGTAGCACTTAATGTAGTTGCTGATATACCATCAAATGTAACATGACTGGATGTTTCAATTTTAATATGTGGAACATTATCACCATCAGGTTTTGTAATTACAAGGTTATGACCAGATTGAATTGCTGTTCCATTTGCAGATAAATAATTACTTGAAACCGTAGATGATAAAGTAGTTATTTTACTGTCTGTTTCTGATTTATTATAATATGGATCTAAATCTCCAACATAAGCCCATTTTGCAGAACTAGGATGCGCAGTAGTTTTATCTACATATCTAAAATAAACCTGGTCACCACTAAAAGTATATGTATTTCCGCTTACATCTGTCCAACTACCATTTGCATTTAAAACTTTAATAATATCATCTTTTGTTATACGTTTATCGTAATTACTTAAATCATTTAAAGTTCCAATAACATCAACGACATCCGTTGCTGCTTCTAATGTATCTATTTCGTTTTGTAAAAAACTAGAAGTTGCACTTATTTCATTACGTAAATCTTGTGTATTGGTATCAATTTCATACTGTAAAAAACTAGAAGTATTAGATATTTGAGTAGTTAGATCTCCAGAAACATATTCAACTAAATTTTGAAATGCTACTGCATTATTATCAACTGTGGCAGAAACATAATTAATTTCATCTTGTAAATAGCTAAAAGATGCACTTAGATTTTCATAAACTTCATCTATACTGTCGTCAATATATGTAGTTAGATTTGCACTTGTATCATGGATAGCACTTGCTAAAATTCTGTCATTTGCAGAAATTGGATCTAATGTATCACTTTGTAGCCATTTACCATCAGCTACTGTAGATCTACTCCATTTTGCTTGATTATAAAGTTCAATACCTGTACCATCAACTAATTCTTTATGTTGTGCCATATATTTCCTCTCTTTAATTATTTATAATATAAAAAATATGAATTTTTAAGAGAAAAAATACAAATTTTTATTATTTTTGTTTACAAAATTCAAAATTTGACTTATATTTGTTTAATAATTTTTACATTTAAGCCCTATTACTGGCTCGGAGCTCAATTCAATGAGTTGTCGGATAAGTTTAGGCTAGTTGGAATCATAGGTGTGGTTCCAGGTAAAAACTAATTCACCATCGACGTATTACTATAGCATGTAATACTTTAAGCCGCCATTGGTATTGAAAGATGTAGCTGGAGTACAGGATGACCGACCCATAAGCTTTCAAATAAATCCACTTAGTCGAAGACAGATGTCTTTTGCCTATTTTCCTAAATAGGCTTATTGTCTCAGAACAGATATTTTGAACGTGTGTATAGATAGATTTAATATAAATAATATATGAATTTTAAAGATTATGTAGATAAACACATAGATTTATTAAATGAAGTTAAAGGTATTGATTTAATCAATAATTTTAAAAAAGTATTTCCATTTTCTAAGGAAAATAATCTTACAGTAAAACATTTTAATATAAAAGGTGAAGATACCGATACATTAGAAGCCACTGGTACAGTTTCTTCAGAATCAGAACCTGGTAAATCATATGTTTGTAGAGTAAAGTTTCATAGGGATAATACAGAATTACCATTTTCTTTACAAAATATGTGTAAAGTTACATGTGATTGTAACGCTTATAGATATAATTTAAGCCATCCAAATTCCAAGAATTCTTCTCAAACTGAACCAATTCCAGGATATGCAAGTATAGTTAATAAAGTAAGAAACCCAGATAAAAATGTAGGTGTTTGTAAACATTTATATGCATTTCTGCACTTTTTATATGAAAAAGGAATTATAAGAAATAACTAGGAGATAAAAATGTATAAAAACAAGTATTTTACAAAAAATGATGAAATTGACGTTACAGAGATGCTTAACGCAATTCCTGCAAAGATGACTCTTGACGAAAAGACTGACTGGCTCGAAGCTTTTGATTGTCTCGATGAAGAAACTCAAGATGAATTAGTAGGTGTTCGTAATATCATGTCTGAACGTCGCCATACACCAGTTGCTGATGATGAAGTTGAAGAAACTGAATTTTCTGACGAACCAGAAGATGAAGCTGAAGCTTATTTTATGCGTAAAGCAGCTGAATTCGATAGAAAGAAATCAATGTCTCGTTAATTAGAATAATTAGAAAAAAGTAACGTATTGTTTACATAGCAATACGTTTTTCTATATTTGTAAATATGATAAATTATAATAATCCTAAATTAAGAGTCATTAATTGTACACATGCGGATATTGACGGCGCAGGTGCTTCTATTGTCTTAAAGAATTTCTATGAAGATGTTATTGTAGTTCCTGTAACTTATAACACAGAATGGAAACTTCTTGATGAAATTCATCAATATGAAGGAAAATATGATGCAATCATTTGCACAGACTTCTATCCAGCACAGACAATCAATGATTTAAGAAAGTTGTCAACTATATTGGTTCTTGACCATCATGAATCAGTTGTCGATAAGAATAATGATACTGATATTATTATCAATACGTTATATTCTGGAACTAAACTTGCCTATAAGTTTATTAGTAAATTCAAAGACATTTCATATCTTGAAAAATTAGTTGATATTATTGACGATTATGACATGTTTAGACTGAAGATTCCAGCAAGTGTATATTTCAATAACCTTTTCTGGGAAATGGGTCATAAGTGGTTTATCAGGCGTTTTATTACTGGAAATACTGTAATGTATCCAGAAGAAAAGAGATATTTTATCGATGCTAAGAAAGAATTTGATAAAATGTATGAAACACTTGAAATTGTTGATTTAGCACATAATGGGGTTTATTTTGAAAGTGATAGATTCCATTATGAATGTATCGAAGCACTCAAGAAAGATGGTTATAAATGGTTTGCTATCAAAAATAAATCTAATCTCTCCATTAGATGCGATGATATTGATTTGACTGAAATTTGTAAAAAGATAGGTAGAGGTGGAGGTCATAAATCCGCTTGTGGTATACCATTAATTAAAAATGAAAATGTAGTTGAATTAGTAAAGAAAATTGAATTATTTATCGATACTGAGTATAATAATTTAGAAATTGCTAATTCTTAAATTAAAAGCTACCTTAATTGGTAGCTATTTTTATATAAAGATAACCAGAATAAATGTAAAATTTTATTTACAATAACCAGAAAATTTCTATATTTTATTTGTTATAATATAAATAGAATAATAAAATATGGTTGATATTGTAATTGAAAAATCTAACGAATCTTTTGCTCAGCTACATTGTAATGAAGAAATAAACCATGAGATAAATAATTTATTTTCAGCATTTGCGGTTGGATATCGGTGGAATCCTAGGTATGTCAATAGACTCTGGGATGGCCGGGTTCGTGTTTATTCTCCTATTACACAGTTGCTTCCAATTGGGTTAGTTTCTAACCTTATGAAGTGGTGTGATACTAAGAAATATACTTATAAAATGGATTTTTTTGATGATTTTACAGAAGAAATTGATAAGGATGAATTAAGAGAAACTATCAATGGATATGTAAAAAAATTCGATGTAAGAGAATATCAGTTTAAGGCAGTTTATGAAGCATTAACCAATAAGAAAGGTATTTTGCTTTCTTGTACTGGTTCTGGTAAATCTTTGATGATTTATTGTATTTTTAGATATTTGCTTGAAAAGAAGAAATTGAAGCATTTATTGCTTATTGTTCCTAATACATCGCTCGTAGAACAGATGTATACAGACTTTATTGATTACGGTTGGGATAATATTGAAGATTCTGTTGAACTATTGTATTCTGGTAAGAAACCTACTTATAGATTACCAGTTTTGATTTCCACTTGGCAAAGTTTACAAACCCAAGATAAGGGTTTCTTTGATAAGTATAATTGCGTTCTTGTTGATGAAGCACATGGTGTAAAAGCAAATGTAGTTTCAAAAATAATGAAATCATGTTTTAATGCGGAGTATAAATTAGGAACAACTGGTACTTTACCAACAGAAATCTCAGAACAGTTAATTATTAATTCTGTTATTGGTAATGTTATTTTTGAATTAAAATCTAAAGAATTAATTGATTTAGGACATCTTACAAAGCTTAATATTGCAAGCATTTTCTTGAAATATCCAGATGAATTTATTGCAGAAAATAAGAATAGAACCTATCAAGAAGAAGTAAAGATGGTCGAGGAATATGAGAATAGAAATTCAGTTCTTAATATGATTATAGATCATTCAAAAAATACAGATAACATTCTAGTATTAGTTAATCATAAAAATCATTTAAAAGAAATTAAAGATTATTTAATTAAACAATATCCTAATAAAAAAGTAAATATATTGATGGGAGATATTAAGTCAACAGAAAGAGAAACAATACGAAAAAATATAGAATATGAAGAAGGAACAATAGTTATAGGAACATATGCAGTTTGTTCCACTGGTCTTAATATTCCAAGATTACATGCGGTAATTCTTTATGCAAATAGTAAGTCACGTATAAAAGTATTACAGTCAATAGGTAGAGGCCTTAGAAAACATAATTCTAAAAATAAAGTTATAATTTATGATATTATTGATGATTTAAGTTATAAAACAAGAACTGGAAAAACCAAGAAAAATTATTGTATGCAACATTATGATGAACGTTTGTCATATTATACAGAACAACAATTTCCTGTTATTAATCTTGTTAAAAATATATGAAGTTAGAATTTAAAATTAATTGTATTTTTTGTAATAATTTTTTTAATAATGCAATTAAATTTGCATTACATTTAAAAATACATAAAATATCATCAAAAGAATATTATGATAAATATCTGAAAAAAGAAACAGAAGGATTTTGTAAAGTTTGTGGTAAAGAAACAAAATTATATAGTATAACTACTGGATATAGAACATATTGCTCTATAAAATGTAAAAATATAGATAAAGAATTAAAAGATAAAATAAAAGAAACAAATAAAAAATTATATAATGGAACTGGTTTTGCCTCGAGCGAGTTAAATAAAAAGGGTAAAGATACTTGTTTAAAAATATATGGGGATAAAAATTATAATAATATAGAAAAAGGAATAAAAACAAATTTAGAAAAATATGGAGTATCTAATCCATCTAAATCTTTAGAAATACGGAAAAAAATAGAAACTACTAATTTAAATAGGTATGGTTCAAAATATTTTTCAAATCCTGAAAAATGTAAACTAACAAAGAAAAAAAGATATAATAATGAAAATTTTAATAATATAGAAAAAATTAAGCAAACATGTTTAAAAAAATATAAAGTAGATAATATAATGAAAACAAAAGAATTTCGAGAAAAAAGTCGAAAAACATGTTTAGAAAAATATAATGTAGAATATCCAACACAAAATAAAGAAATTAAAAATAAAGTTATAGAAAAATTTTATAAAAATATAGATAATCATAAAATTAAAAAATCTAAATATTTTTATAATAATATATATTTTGATTCACGTCCTGAATTAGCTTATTATATTTGGTTATATGATAATAATATAAATTTTGAATATCATCCTAATATTAAATTAGAATATTATTATGAAAATAAAAAACATATTTATGAACCAGATTTTTTAGTAAATAACGAGTTACAAGAGATTAAAGGATTACATTTTTTTATAAATAGGAATCCATTAAATGAAATGTGTAATCCATATGATCATAATAAAGATAAAATATCAGAAGCTAAACATCAATGCATGATAAAAAACAATGTAAAAATTATTTTTAATTTTAATGAATATTATAATTTTATAGATAATAAATACGGAAAAACATATTTAGATAAATTTAAAATATAAATATCATACACACAAACGTATAAACAAAAGTGAGGAATAAAAAATGAACTATCTATATATTGGCATTCTATCAATTGCCGCAATCATAATAATTGGCTTGGGTATCAAGCTTGTAATCACAAAAGCAAACATCAAGAAGAAGAAGGAACTTGCAGCAAAACGTAAAGAACTTCTTGCAAAGCGTGACCATGAAATCATGGAAGACACTGCTAAGATTCTTGAAAAGTTCCCGCCTGCAAATGGTCCAGAACCTATTACGGAACCAGATTATGATAACCAGTATACTTCTGAAAATACAGAACCATTGGTTATTGCAGAAAAGGATGAAATTACTGAACTTTCTGAAAAGTTCGATGAAGTCGATACACATGGTAATGTTATTAAAAATCCAGCTAATAAACTTGGAATTACCTCAACTAAGCCTATTCCAGTCGAAGGTATTATTGATGAAGAAGCCTTGAAGACAATCGGTGAAGCAGTCGCAGCACTTGAACCTAAGAAGACTAGAAAGAAGACAACTAAGCAGGCTACAAAGAAGCCAGCCAAGAAACCAGCTAAGAAGACAACTCCTAAGAAGGCAGTTAAGCCAGTAAAGGCTAAGGATATTGGTATTACAGTTGTTGAAGAACCAGTCAAGCCAAAACGTAAATACACTAAGAAAGCAAAGGTAACTAAATAATGAGCGATATGGTATGTGATATTTGTGGTAAGGAACTTTCCTCTACCCGTCAGAGAGGGTCACATTATTGGAACCTCCACAAGATTAAATATTCTGAATATGTAAATCAGAATTCTGCAATTAACAACGTTATTGATGAAATGAATAAACCAGATGTTGCAGTCCAGCAACCACAGGTTATTCAAGAATCTAAGACTGTAAAGCCTGCAGAAGCATTGTTCCAGCCGACTCAGATTACCGAAGCTAAGGAATTTGTCAATGAAAAGCCAGCAGCAATTATTGATAGAGAACTTATGAAGGAAGCTGAACGTAAGGACACAGATTTTGTCCAGACTGTCAGAAATCCGTATAAGGATTTGTATAATGACGGTGGTCAGGTACTTAATGAATGGCTTTAAAAATTAAATAAAAATACAAATAAATGTTTCCAAACGCAAAAATTTGGAAACATTTTTCTATATTTACTTATATAAATAAACTAGTTGATAATAATAAAATGATGAAGATTGGGCGTGGATTTTCATTAATTATCAATGGAAAGCGCATGACGATGAATAATAAGGAAGATAAATATGGCAAATAAATTACTTGCGAAGATGAAGAAGGATAAGGCTTTTGTAGATTTATTAACTACAGAAAAGAAGCCGATCGAATGGTTAAGTACCAACTGTATCTCAGTAAACTTATTGCTTTCTGGTAAAATCAGAGGTGGTATTAAGAAAGGCTCAATTAGTATGATTGCAGCAGGTTCTGGCTGGGGTAAATCTATGATTGGTTATGCGGTTCTCAAATCCGCTCAGGATTCTGGAATGAACTGCTTTATTATCGACACAGAAAACAGTGTCAACTATGACTTGCTTACAAAGCTTGGTATTGATATGAAGGAAGTCGGTGTTTTTGGTCCGACAAACCTTATTCCAGCAATTAAGCAATTTATTATTAAGCTGGCTGATGGTCAGACTTTAGAAGAAAGACGTAATACCTTTATTTTGTTTGACTCTTGGGGCCCACTTGTTACACAGCAATTAGTTGATAAAGGTGCAGAAGGCAGTTCCGCTGCTGATATGGGTAGCACTCCGAGATTCAAGAATGAACTTGCTAACCTTCTTCTTGGTTGTGGTTTTACGACGCTTGTTATGAACCACGTCTATGCTTCTCTTGAAATGTATGGTGATCCGTATAAGATTCCTGGCGGTATGAGAATTATCTTTAATGCTGATTCTATTATGCTTGGTTCTAGTGCCAAGAAGGAAAAGGATAAGGATAAGAATATTCTCGGTAAGATTATTACTGCAGGTGTTGCTAAGGGTCGTTCTGCTAAGGAATTCGTTAAGACACAATATCTTATCTTGCATGCTGGTGGTATTTCTCCATATTACGGTTTGCTTGATGAAGCTATGGAATCTGGTTGTGTTTTCAAGCCGAAGCCAGGATATTATGCCAGAACTGATTATGACGTCGATAAGGAAACTGGCGAAGTCATTAAGCAGTGGAGAGAAACAGAACTTTATTGCGCACAATTCTGGATTCCATTATATAAGGATGAAAAGTTCAGACATTATGTAGAAAATAAGTTCGCATTCGAAGATCAGGTTCTTATTTCTTCTAACCAGGACGTCATGAAGATGATTAATGGTGAACAGGAAATCGTTGATGATGCTCCAGAAATTATTGATTCTGAAGAGTATGAAGACGAAGAATAAGAAAAAATCTAAATAAAAATTAAAGGTAACTGTCGTCAGTTACCTTTTTTCTATATTTGGATAAAATGATTACGATTATCCTGGTATATATAAGGATAAAGGTAAAAAATGACTGATATTGAATTTGAACAAATAATTATTAAGACAATTTATGCAAATCCGGAAGTTTCTGGTAAGATAATTCCAGAACTTGATACTGGTTGGTTTACAAATGTTGACCACAAATATATCGTTAATGCCATTTTGGAATATAATTCTAAGTTTTCTGCAGTTCCTAATGCGATTGAAGTTAAAAGACTTTTGTCTGACCAAAGAACAGTAGATGAATTCGAAAAGTGCATGGCTATTAATGATGAAGATGTTAATACTCCATATATTCTTGATGAAATTCAGAATTTCATTAGAAAACGTTTAGGTAGACAAGTATGTATGGATTATAATGAATATTGTTCTACAGGTAAGTCTAAAGGCAGTTTTGCTGATGAAATGGCTTATGCTGAAACATTTACGTTCGATACCAAGGTTGGTTTCTCATTCTTTGAAGAACCAGAAGTAATCTTTAATGATATTATTACTAATGAAAGATTATATCCTACTGGTTGTAAATCAATCGATGAAATGATTGGTGGTGGTTTACATCCTAAGTCTATTACTTTGGTTATGGCTCCTACCAACGTTGGTAAAACTTTGTTTATGTGTTCTATTGCATCTGCATTATTACTTGCAGGTTTGAGAGTTCTTTATGTATCATTCGAAGATTCTGAAGTTAAGATTGGACAAAGAATTATGCAGAATTTGTTTGATATTAACCAGGCAGAACTTAGAGCTTTGTCTAAGGAAGCATATAAAAAACTTTGGATGAAGAATACACAACAGATTGGTCACAATAAGCTTGTTATTAAGGAATATTCAGAAGGTTGTATTAATGCACTTGCATTGAAAGCATTGATTAGAGAACTTAAAGACAAGCGTGGTTTCGTTCCTGATGTATTGATTGTTGACTATATCGGATGTATGATTCCTAATGGCCGACCAAATGCAAATGAAAACGATAACTCCAAGTTAAGAGAAATTTGTGCACAGGTTAGAAGTATTGGTATGGAAATGGATATTCCAGTTCTTTCTGCAG